TCATTTTTTTAAATCGTATTCATCTTCGTATTCATTTTCATACTCATGTTTGCCCGCATAGTTGAGAAGGTTGTAATTTAATTCTAATAGTTTACAAAAGAATCAGTGAGTAATGTCACTGCTTTTATTTTTGCAAAACAAAAAAAACCGCAAGCCGTAGCCTGCGGTAGATAAACATTTTAGAAAAGTTTTCCTTTCATTTTATTTTTTTTATTATTTAGTGGTAATTAAGCCATCCGGCTCTACTGTGAACTCTGGCTTATCTGCCATTGTTCCGTCTGCCTTGATGTAGTACCAGCCTTTTTTATCAGCTGACTGGATAAATGAGTTAGATACCATGTTTCCGTTCTTACGGTCTAAATAGTACCAAGTCTGCTTGTGCTTAATCCAGCCGGTGACCATCTTGCCTTCTTCATCGAAGTAATACCAGGCGTTGTTGATACGAGCCCAGCCAGTGGCCATAGATCCTGAATCCGTGAACCAGTACCAAGCATCCTTGTAGTTCAACCATGTACTGCGTTTCATGAATCCTTTATCATCGAAATAGTACCAAACGTCGTTGATTTTCTCCCATTTATCGGTTGGGTATGAGCCATCTTCACGAACCCACCACCAGCCGTACTGGTTCTGTTGCCAGCCTGTTTCAACCTCTTCAGGCGGTACGATATACCCAACGATTTCACTTACAGAACGCTCATTGTAGCGACAAGGGCCACCCACTTCTAAGTAGTCCCAGTTGCCATCAATATTCTGCTCAATCGTCTTGATGGTAGAACCGTCTGAGTCCTCATAGACAAGCCCTGTATGGCCATAGTTGACACCGTCACCAGCTACATAGCTTTTCACGAAGAACCAACCAGCCTTTGGATAGTCAGCGTCATACACGACTTTCAAGCCTTGAGAACGTGCTGACTCAAGAAGATCATAAGCATTGCCCCATAGCGTCACACCGTACCAATGACGAATCCCGTAGCAAGGCACATCAGCACACTGGAAGCCATAAGCTCCATCATTATCCACTCCATCGCCTGCGTTAGCTTTGTCAATGAAGAATTGAATCATTTCTTGTTTTTTAGACATAGCTACTCCTTCCAAGCGTCATTCATCTGCTTCACGGCTGACTCAACAAAAGTGTCTAGGTCCTTGTCAGTCATGCTAATGTTGTATTTTGTAAGTTCATCTCGGACTTTATCACGAGCTTGCTCTAGCTTTTCATCGCCCTTGTAGCCTGTTTCAGTAGCTACCTGCTCAACTGCATGTACAGCGTTTTTGGCTAGGATTTCAGCGATTTTTACAGCTTTCTCTCCGCCTTTTCGCAAAAGATAATCTTTCACTGCTTTTACGATATTTCCTACTGCTACTGCTAAGAATCCTGTAGCAAAAGCGATAATCAGTTCATTAAATTGTGTCATGTTTTTTCCTTTCTAGCGCCTTACTGCGCCCCTTTCTCATCTTCAACTAAGATGTCATCTCTAATCTGCAACGCTTCAAAATTGTTGTACAAGTGGTCGATATAGCCATTGCCACCAAGAGCCTTATAGCTATTGTGCATGTTTTCCACTACATAGAACTCATCCTTGGTAGTAAATCCGCGACGGATAGCCCTGCGAATATCACGATCAAGGCGCATCCTCATCGTGACAAGGTGCGCTTCGTCGTGCAATTTTAGCTTTGCTTGTACTTCGTCAATTTTAGTGTTGCTGTCGCATGCAGTTTCTTGGACATCTTTGATTTTACCTTTAACATCGTCCAATTCAGAAATGATTTGGTCTGTTAGTTCCTTTGATTTCTTCGGCATTTTATAGCCAAGCCAAGCCACAACGATTGGTGTGGCTACTGGCAAAACGTTCATGAAGAAATGTTCTGTTGATTGTAAGACGTCCATAGGCACCTCTACTGTTCATTTGGTGCTTTCGGTGCATTAAACTTCCAAGTTGCTAGAACACCATTCTGGGAAGGTGCCCCTTCAAGTTGAGCAAGTGTTTCTCCTTGATAAGTAAATGACTGATTGGTTTGAATCAGGATGCGTTTACCTTCTCCATTGACTTCAGCATGACTTGGGTCTTCAACCGCAAAGATTGCCCCAGGCTCGTAAACTTTACCGACTTCAGCAAGAGGGAAGAGTTCAACCATTTCTTTGTAGGTTGTGCCGTAAGCAACTTTCTCACCCATGATGGAATCTTGAGCCATCACTCGCACTACTTTGTCAATTTTATTTGCAAGAGCAGACAGTCTATTCTGTTCACTCTCGTTTTGCGCAATCTTCTGCTCAGCCTGTTCAAGTTGCGCTTGTGTTCTGACGATAGCACTGCCCGGATCTAGCTCGGCTTTTAGGATATCCAACACATCTTGAATCAAGACATCTTCTGGTTCACTTGTGCGATCTCCTGAAAGTTCGCGCATGTTCGTACTGTAACGATTGCCTTCTGATAAACGAATTTCAACTACTGTCTTGATATTATCTCCAAATCCTCGTGTATAAGGTTTGCTTGCTAATTCATAATTATTAATTGCCATTTGTCATGTTTCCTTTCACTTCTTCAAATAACTCTTTTAGAGCTGGGTCATACTCTAGGACCTCTTTCACCGTGTGCAATTCGCTTGCTGCATACAAATAAAGAGCTTCATTCTTAGCTGATTCTTGCTCACTGACTGCTAGTTTTTTAGTCAGTGAATCAAGTGTTAACTGATTTACTACTGCGTCCATGTTGTTATTCATGCTATTGTTTTCTCCATTTTTTCTATTTTTTGATTTAATTCCTGAATGGCCTTGATTAAGTAAGGTACAAGTGCAAATGTGTTATATGTGTAAACTCCATCTGGACCCTCGCGAAAAGCGTCTGGAGCGTACTTCTGCACATCTTGAGCCATGATACCACATGAGATATCCTCTACCTCGTTATTAAATTCTTTTCGGTAACTATACGTTTTCAAACGATTAATAACATCAACCCCTGAAACACTACTCTCTTGAATGTTTGATTTAAGTCTACGGTCAGAAGTATCGTTCCAAGCTGGGAACCAATCTCTGGCACCACTGGCTTTTTCTAGATAAAAATAATCTTTACTGCTTCGTCCAATCTTCTCGTATTCACCAGAATAAATCCAAACACCACCATCATAACGAATTCTTCCTGTAACTTTCAGGTCCCCGTGAATAATTGGTGTTTTCCAGAATTCAGCAGTGTTATAACAATACATTTTGCCATTATTTTTCACGAACCATGCATAGTATCCAGCTTCACTCCAATTGTGTCCCCAGTTAACCCATAGCGCAGTGCGTCCATCTCCACCTGTGCCATCACCCATTCCAACCGAGAAGTGGTTGCGACCAGTTATCCAACGTCCAGAACCTGAATCATGCGTTCCGAGCTGGAAGCCACCAATCCAGCCTTTGTAACCCTCTAAAACAGTTGAGCTAGTAATGACGGACTCGACTCTTGTCGCAAAAATGCGTTTAGATGTCAGTTGGTCAATAAATGCTTCATTTGCAGTGATTTTCCTAATGAGTGCGAAATCAACTTTCAACTTCTCAGCCGTGACCGCTTCAGCGTCTAATATCGTAGTCGTGACGGAACCAGCTTCAAAATTGGCCGTTTTCAATTTATCAACCATAGCTGACTTAATAACCGCTTTATCAATCAGGGTCTCGCCAGTGATATGAGTTAATTTTCCGTCAAATCGGTTATGGCCATTAGCGCCGAGATTGATTCCTGAGATAATATCTCCAGCTGAGTTGATGTTTTGAACAGCCCATGAGCCAGCAAGCTGTCTTTGAACTGTCTTCACAGCTTCCTCTGTGTCTTCAGGAGCTTCTTTGTAGTCCGTCGCGACAGAACCTCTCTCGAGTTGAACATCTGTAACGTAGAGATTGATAGTCTTCTCTTTTTCCCCAAACAGCATCAAATTTAGATTTTCAACATCGTCTGACAAAGTAAATGTAAATGTAAAACGCTTGTACTTCGAAGTTATTTGCGGGCTTGGGATGCTCTGCCATTCTTGCCCAATGATGTTCTTGTTTTTGATATAATGCAAAGCGACTCTCAAACCGCTATTGCTATCACCACCATCTTTCGAAACAAGAAGAGATACACTCACTTTCTCATCTCGAACACCATCAAATGCAAAAGTCTGTTGTAGACCAAAGAAATTAGCGATATTCTGCGAGTCGTGGAAGAAATGAGCTCCTGACCGATTTCGATTATTAGGATTTTGAGAGTGTTGATAGTTGAAATTCAAACCAAAATCAACAGATTGATATTCAAGCCAATTTTTCGAACCGTTCTTAAACTGGCCATTTCTGATATAATTTCGGCCACCTTTTGCAGCTTTTGCAACCTCAACCTGGAACAGCTGGCTGGTCATCGCCAAGCGTGCAACCTTATCAGCGATACCATTTTCTGTATTACCCAGAATTCGCTCATACAGCTGACTAGTCTCTCTGACTCGCTGAAAATCAGTAGTCTCTACTTTTCGTGCTAGTTGATTGGTCACATTCGCAAATTGACTATCAGCATTGGCTTTGTTTGCAGAAACCTGATTAGATATTCTACCCATTTGTCGTTCAACATTATCCTTGTTTGTAGCGACCTGAGTCTTTAAATTTGAAATCTGAGTATCTGTGCCTTGTTTGTTACTGTTTATCCGATTTGAAAGATTTGAAATCTGAGTAGTAGTTCCTTGCTCATTGCTTGTAAGTCTATTTGATAGACCACTGATTTGACCGCCCACATCTTGCTTATAAGTAGTTATCTGACTTGAAATATCCGTGAACTTACCATCTACAGATTGACGATAGCTTGCGATTTGACTAGCGATTTCTTTATTCGCACTAGTTTTTACAGCTTCAATCCTCTGATTGATACCCTTCACATCTTCTTGATAAGCTGATTTACCAACAAAATCACGAGCAACCAGCTCACGAACTGCCGTTGCTTGCTTTGCACTCTCCTCACGAGCGTAACGTTGCAAACTCTCTTGTCGTTGGCCGTCTTGGTTGACATAGGTTTCAACTGTTGCCAACTTAGCAGATAGACCTTCAGCTGTTTTCTGAAATTCAGACTTGGCAACGACCAGGTCAGTCTTCCCATCTTCAGGAGCAGGTCCTGCATCTATACGAGTCGAACTTCTGGTCAATTCAACCTTGCGAAAGGCTACATGGCCAATCTCGTTATAGCCCAGAATAATTCGCCAGAAGTCAAAATTATCAGGCTTGGTCAGCGCTGGGATAGTAACTTGATAAGTCTGCCAGCTAGACGTAAGATTAAAATTGCCATATATGATTTCAGGATTGCCAGGCACTGTTCGATTAGCTCTTAATGAGACCCAAACGCTTGGGTTTCCAGAGTGACACATAGCTTGAAATGAGAGCGTATAAGTCTCACCAAGCTCCAACTCAAGAAGAGCTGTCGAGCTTTTACCTGAAACTATACTTCCTTCTTTTGAGAAAATCTGCATTTGCTTCCAAGTGTTAGTCGTACCTTTAACGTTATATTCACCGTTGATGATTTTCCAATCAATCGGACTGTTATCACCTTGAATATAGTACCAAAGACCTCTTGAAAAGTCATAGTCTTCAGCATAGTTGCGACTACCGACTTTCATCTTCGAAAATTCTTCTCGTAATTTCCCAGCTTCAGCAATAACCAAAGTCTTATCTGCCTTGTCCTTAGTTGCGTTCAGGATTTCCTGTCGGATAGAACCAGCACGCACCTCAAATTCAGCCAGACTCAACTTCTGATTTAGCTTGTTCTGCGTGTCTGTCTCAAGCCTCTTCACCGACTGTCTGATATTTTCTGCAGTCACGTTGAGTGAGCTGATATCTGCTTTGGTTCTGAGACCTTCAGTCAGACTTCTCACACCAGCATCAAGTAAATCGGCCCGTTGCTTAAAGGTTGATTCGACGGCTGAGATTTGGCCGTCTATATCTTCAGGAGCTTCTGAATAAGAAGTATCTACATCGCTTACTTCAAATTTCGGCATCCAAATCCAGACGGTATCCGCTCTGTTGAGGTTAAACAACCATTCGTTGGTTGTTAATTTAGACCAATTTGTCCAAGATTTCGGTAACTTAACCACATATCGCTTGACTTCCGTGGTCAAGTTCACATTCCCGTCTTTAAAACCAATGTTCCCAAGCCTTGTCCGTAAAATCGTTCCAGCTTTCTCTGCTTTAGCATAAAAGCTGATAGTCACATCCTGATTCGTCATGCTTCCGGGCGCTACTTTTCCAAATTGACCCAGCGCTGGATAAGTGATTTTAGGGTTGTTCCCATCTCGTCCCGTCGGGTCTTGACCAACGATTTTCAAAGCGTTGTGTCCAAGATACTTATTTTCGCTATCAATAGTAGCTTCGTAAGTACTTGTAGTCCAAATCCCTGTTTTTGAAATCTCCTGCTTGAAAAGCGAATTCAAAAATAGATTTCGACCGGATGCCTGCACACTCGCTATCTTACTAGCCAGCTCCTCAGCTGTCTGTGTGAGTTCTGACTTGCTTGCCTTACCATTGGCCAAATTGGTCAACTCTGCCAGTCTACGAGTCGTTGTCTCTTCATACGTCGCTTGCGCTGACTTCACACCAGCCAATTCATTCTTAGTCCGGCTAAGCGCTTCAACTTGCTTGGCAATCTCAGTTTCAGCCTGTGCCTGCTTCGGCCTAATATCATTCGCGATAGTCTGTTTCAGAGCGTCCAAATCACCCGATAAAGCCGTCTGAGCGCTCGTAGCCTGTCTCTTGAATTCTTCAAGTTTGGCGGTAGAGTCTAGAGCAATCCGCTTGGCTTCCTGGGCGAGTAAGCTGCTGGCGCCAGCGTTTCGCAATGCTTCTTCAGCCCTGCGCTTGGCTTCTTGTAATGGGCCGTTGTTAAAACTGCTAAAACGCTGGTCGATAGTATCAGACAGTTCTTGCTTGACTTCTTCCGCCTTGGCCTTAGCAAGTTCGATACCGTCATCTATCTCTTTTTTACGCTTTTTGAACTCAGCATCAAAGGCTGCGTCTGCTGCTTCAATCTGCGCTTGGATTTTCGCTTCAATGCCATCTTGTTGCTTTATCCGCTTGGTAATCGTACCCTCGTAAGAATACTGAGTATCGTTTCCAGCCTTACTGTCTGCGCTGATACGACCTCTCAGACCACCTTTGAAAGTAAAGCTCTGGCTTAAGACAGGAACTTTAAAGGTTTCTTTCTTGTTGGTCTGAATGGTTACCCACTGCCCAACCTCAAGCAGTAAATGCCCTTGGTAGTTGAGATTATACGGATAGTAAGTTAGGTTTTTCAGTTTGTAATACAGGTCATTTAAAGCGCTCTGGGTCATGAAGACATTGTCTAGTTCCAAAGACCGACCCGTCTTCATACCGACTGTTAGAGACTTCTTGTCCGTCTTACAAGTGATACCTGCTATCTGATACTCAATCTCACTCTTGGTTAAACCATGTAGAAAGTAACTGTCTGCGTTAATCGTGATGTTTGACTCATTCAAATCACGGATTTCCATCTTCCCTTCTCGATTGAAGAAACAAGACATCCCAATCATCTGAGTCATAGCACTCAACATATCCCTGAATGAAAGTTTCTTGCCTTCAGGAACTTGCTCAATATGATAACGCATAGCGCTGATTCCGAAATAGTCATTCGCTAACTCAATGCCTGTTTTCAGGCAGATTTCCTGAATAACCTCTCGTACCTCAGCTGGGAAATGCAAGTCCGTCACATACTCACGATTGAGCTTAAACATACCGTCCATGAGCTCCAGCGTGGTTGTGTTGCGATTTCGGTCAATCTCAATATCGTTAATGAAGTATTCCCCCATCTTGACCCACTGGTAGGTATTCCCAACCAGTAGGCCAATCTCAGGGTGTAGGATATCCAGCTTATTGAAAGTAGTAATGATACTGGTAAAGGTAATCTTACCGCTACCAGCACACGTTCCACCGGGCTTGTATGTATCGCCTTTGATATAGCCATACTCAAAACTAGCCTCTTTGATATCCCGTGAAGCATAATCACCAACTCGGATAGCCAGCGTTCTGTCCTTGGCAAACATGGATCTGTCAAATTGTCGTCTGGTTAAAGCGTCCATTTTCTTACCTCTCTACCAGATTAAATTTAGCACCAGACCAAGGTTTGAACTTCTCAGTAAAGGTATAGCTTGGAGCTGTCCTATCACCAACATAGAAAGTCCCAGTCGTCTGACCTTTAACAGGGTCAGGGTATGAAACCTCAAAAAAGACTGCTGACACGGCATTTAAAAGCTGACTCATTTCTTCTTGAGTCAGCATGCCCCATTCACAGTCTAGTTTGCGTTTAGTCGTGATACGGTCACGCACCATGTCTCCATTGGCATTACGCCCTGTTTCTCCATCGATATCTTGAATACCGACCTGAAAAGATTTGGGAGGCTTCACAGCCACCCCATTGATTGTCAATTGTGCCATTTAACCTCCTAAATCTTGAGCAAGGTTTGACCTGCTCGTTCATGTTCCTTGTTAATTTCTTGGATTGCTACCCGTCCGAACTCATGGCCTGCAATTTGGATAACGATGTCGCCAGCCGGTAATGAATAACCTGTAGGTACATTGTTAACAGGCATTCTTTCGGCCAATTTTTGAGCCAAGATAGAAATCCAACCTGTATTCCGTTCAAGAGGCATTACTGCTTCTTGACCAGCTTCTCCGACCCCGATAATGCTAGGTGAGTTGAATACACCACCTCGTGCATACCAATCTACAGAGAATGATGGAATTCTAGGAGGCATCAAGCTAAAGCTACCAGATATATTAAAGTGAGGGAGTTTGATTTTTGGCAAACTCCAATCAAAGTTAAAGAAGCTTTTTAGTTTATCGATACCACTTTTAACGATGTTTTTGGCATTATCCATTGCATCATTAAACAGATTCTTAAACCAGTTGGGGATTTCTTTCAAGGCATCTTGCATGTCTTTCCATCTATCACCAAACCAAGAACCGATTTTTTGGAAAGGATTCTGAGTTTTTTCTTTTGCACTCTCAAATTTCTCGCCAAACCATGTATCAGCTTCTTTTACTCCATCTTTGATATCATTCCAACGGTCACCGAACCAAGAGCCAACTTTTTCAAAAGCTGAGTTCACTTTATCCCTACCAGATTGAAACTTATCGCCAAGCCAAGTGTTTGCTTCGGCAAGCGCGTCTTTAGATTCGTTCCAACGGTCACCGAACCATGAACCCAACTTGCTAAATGTATTGCTTATTGCATCCCAGCCTTGCTTGAATTTATCACCTAACCAAGTATTTGCATCTGAAAGGGCATTGGTAACATCAGTCCATTTTTCTCCAAACCAAGAGCCTAAGTTGCCAAATATATTTCCAATAGCATCCCAGCCCTCTTGAAATTTTTCTCCCAGCCATGATCCAATCTCTGCTAACGCATTCGTCACATCCGCCCATCTATCACCGAACCATGAGCCTAGATTACTGAAGATATTAACGATAGCGTCCCACGCACCTTGGAACTTTTCTCCAAACCAAGACCCGACACCAGAAAAGATAGCTACAATTGCGTCCCAAATGCTTTTGAATATTGCGACAACAACGTCCCAAAGAAGTTTCAATACACCAGATACAAGATCAATAATGCCACTAAAGACGCTAACTACTATATCTTTTAACCCGCCAAATATACTCAAAAATCCTTCTTTGATTTTTTCGCCATCTCCAGTTAAAAGTCCTGTAAGTACATCAAATACCCCTTTGATGATATCAGCAATACCACCAACCACATCAGAGATAGTGTTAAATAAAACACGCCAAACTTCTCCTATGTATTCAATTGCAGGGGCTAGTACAACCGTTAACTTTTCTACAATAAAGGAAATGACTGGGCCGAAAACTTCATTTATCGCTTTAGAAAAGTCGGCAAAACTTCCAATCATGCCACCTATTTTTTCTAAAGCTGGTTCAATATGGTTTTTGATTGTATCGGCGAAACCGTGGCCTATCTTTTCAAGAACAGGTTGGATATTATCATTCCATCCATTAACAAAAGCACCAACTACATCTGACATCAAGGCAGAACTTGATTCAAACAAAGGTTTTATATGCTCATCGTATACTTGGTTAACACTTTCAAAAAGTTTCTTCATAGAGCTTGATAAAGCTTGAGCAATAGGCTCTACAGCTTTAAAAAGACCCGTAAACATTTCTGTTATGCCAGCCTGATTTTCGGTGATAGTTTCTTCAACAGCTCCGATTATATCCCTTGTGTATTTAGCGGTTATCTCTTTCACGCCCATAAAAGCGTATGTAAAGGCGCTAATTAACCCTGCGCCCATATTTGTAGCCGGTTCACTTGTGATTGAATCGTAGAAGATTTGTCCGATACTCTGGGCAATATTTCCGACACTTTCGACGATTTCCCCACCAATATCAAACATACGGATTAACCATTCTTTGATATCTAGTTTAGTTTCATTAAGTGATTTATTCAGACTTTCAGCGATAAAGACGGCAATACCCATGATTACGTTAGCGAGAGCACCCGTCGTTTGCCCCAAAGCAAAAGCTAGTTTTTCTCCAAACCTTGCTGCTGCTTGTAAAACCGTACCATCTTCAAAGATATCTTTAATAGATTGCCAGATACCTTGTAGTGCATTCTTTAATCTTTCAATACTATCCCATCTAAAGGATAGAGCAAAGCCTTTTCCGAATAGGTCTGCAAGCTTTTTAAAGTAATCAAACAACTCTTTCAGCTTACCTCCAAGACCATCAAAAATGCTCTTGAATTGGTTATCCATGTCTGTCAACTCGACTTCTGGCAAGATGTCTTTGAAAGGTCCGCCACCGCCTCCCTTTCCTTTACCACCTTTGCCTCCGCCACCACCTCCAGAACCGCCTGCGTCGTCGTCTTTTGGTTTTTGCAAGATGTTAATCTCATCAAATCCCATTAGACCAAGCAATTCTTTAGCGGCCTTCTTGGCGTTTTTGGCCGAGTCTCCAAGATTATCAGCAAGTCCTCCTGCTGAATCTCCAGCGTCGTCTACTGCATCAGCAAGATCTCCTGCTCCGCCTGCAGCATCTTTCATGGCATTACCCATGTCTCCAACTGCTCCACCAACACCATCTTTCACTGTTGCTTTCTTGTTGAACATTAAAGCGATAAACTCTGCAAGTTTAGCAGTCACATTCTTCAAGACCATAGCGAAAGAGTTCAAGACAGGCATAATGGCATTGATAATCGGCAACATAGAGTTACCAAGGTTCAATGCTGCGTCCTTCATCAACGACTTAAATAGGCTGATACGACCATTTACAGAATTAGACAAGGTATTCCCATACTTAGCTGTAGCCTGTTCCAAAATAGCCATCAGGCGGATTTGTTGCTGGGTTTGATAATCCAACTGTTGCCAGCTTTGTCCATTTGCGAACTTTTTAAAGGCTTCAGTGGACTCAATCATAGCCACATTGACGTTGATTCCTAGGTCTTCTCAATAATGTTATCGCATGGCTTTTTATCCATACTTCTTACAATTTCTTGTAAGTTCGGCATATATTTTCACCTACAACCGAATTGTTTAGGTGCTTACCACTCGTGGGGATATTTTATTCTATACTTTTTGACAAAACAAAAAGCACAGGTTCAATCCCTATGCTCTACGGTGACTAAGCCTTTTTAATTGCTTAGTTTACCTCGGTATCGTCATGTTTTAATTCTTTAAAAGTGTACCCTTTATAATGTTTATTTTCACCATTCAAAACTTTGTCAATAAGAGACCTAGCTGGAAAAATGTCTTTTGAAGCATCGCTTTTTGATGCGTACTCCCTTGTTTCTCCAGTTTCAAGATGAATAGCTACGATAGGAATTTTAGGCTTGCCACCATCATATTTTCCTTTATTAGCTTCGCTGATTTTTCGTTTTGTTTCTTCAGAGTGCTTTTTACCGAAGAATGAGTTTTTAGAACCTATTCTTTTTTTGGCTATATCGCTCATTTTCTTTCTAAAATCATCATCTCGTTTTTTACCTGTATTGGATATTGACCGTTTTTTAATGGCTGTTGGGTTATTAAAATATTTTGCGTGAGTCTTATATCTCGCTTTTGCTTTAGCACTTAATTTCTCTTTGGTGCTTTCAGCAAGTTGTTTATCCCTAACTCCACCACTTTCAATATTATACGCATTGTCAGATAATGATATCCAATAACTTTCTCTTTCGTCTAATATGTTATCAGATACTTCTTCTAAAATAGAAAATTGAAACTCTGCTTCTCCAAACAAATTAAAATCATCTTGCATTTCTTCTGAATAATGCTGGTTATGACGAAGTTTATATTTGTGGTCATCGAATCGTCTTTTTATATTCTTGGATTGACCAAAATAACTTCTTCCTGTTTTGGTACATTTAATTTCGTATATAATGCCCATAATATCACCTCTTCTTGACTAAGTATATTATATCACATTTATACCGAAGTTACAAATTAAAATTTAGAGTTCTACCGATTTTGGTAAGTTCTTAATCCGCCTATTTCTAAGCGGTGCGACAAAAGTCTATCGCTTCGGTGTTCCCTAGCAAGCCTGAGCGAATACGCTCCATAACGTCAGTGATACTACGCCCTGAGCCTTCAGCAACAACTGCCGATGTCTGCAACATCTTAGCAGTATAGGCGCTTAACTTGTTGGTATCTTTGATGAATCCAGAAAATAGGTTTGAGTAGACTGCACCGTAGTTGGTAGCCTCACCCACACCCATGTTCATAGCGTTGGCATTATCGTTAACCCATTTTAAGAAAGATTGCGAACTCTCGCCCATCTGTCGCTTGATTTGGTTCATAGACGCTGATACTTCAAGAGCTGTCTGCGCTGAATACATCCCAACATCAAGCAATTTCTTACCAAGGATTGCAAAGCCAGCGAACTTGGCTAGCTTGCCAAACGCACTACCGATAGAGTTCGACTGTTCACGAACTTTGGCAGTGGCATTCTTCACTTGGTCAGATGTCCCCTTGACCTGATTCTCGACTTCTTTCATCTTCTTCCTGAAAGGCGCTATCTCAGCGTCAATCATGACTTTTAATTCATCAAGAGTTGCCATTTACTTCCTCCTTCCTTTTTCGATTGTGCCTTTCCGCAAATTCACGCATCTGTTCCTTATGCAACAAAAGCGCTTGTCTCTGTCGTTCCTGCTCTACTGCTTGTTGTTCTTCTACAAACAAATCAGGCGCATATTCCCAGAACTCAAAGACTTTAGCATCCTTGGATAACAATAAAGAAACATGATTGGATATCATCTGCGAAAGCCTGTAGGAATCAATAATCTTTTCTTTACGCTCTTGGATTTTGACACGGTTGTAACTTTCTATCATTTCCCTGATTTCAAGCACCGTCAAATCCCAAAAATCAAGAGGCTTACCTCCGATGTCCAAAAACATTGGGTAAAGCCTCTCAATAATCTGCGTTACCGTTAAGATTACTCGACTACTGTCATTTTCTTCTTGGAAGTTTTCTTGTCCTTGCTTCCTCGTGGAGTAAAACCCGATACTTCAAAGAGTGGCATTAAAACCTCTGTCATGAAGGTTGTTTGGTCTCCGCCATTGTCCACGTATTCATCGTATAGATCATAGACATCCTCAAGAGAATACCCATGTTCATATTGCTGCAAGGCCCCGTGAACTAACAACAACATAACTTTCAAAGGCGGTAAAGTGAACTCTTCGCCAGCTTCAGGCATGAAAATCTTTAACAAGTTCATGCCGATTTTTTCTTCCACAGTTGCAGCCTGATGAGATGTCAAACGTAGCTTCAACTCTTTTTCGTCAGTAACTTTCCAAGTTGTGTATTTTAACGCCATTTAATTAACCTCCTAAACCGTCTGTAAATTCCAACTCTGACTGCAAAGCAATTTTAAGGGTGAACTCGATAACGGCATTGACACCGCCACCGCCTAGCTTAACAGATACTTGACCTTCAAAATGAACTTTAGTACCGTCTGGGTAAGTCTGTTCAAAGAAGAGTTTTTCTTTATTGTCTGCCGCTTTACGCAATACACGATAAGGTGCAGTTTCGCTATCGTTTTTGTAAGAGAATTTATATTCCAATTCCCCTGCGTCTCCAATACCAAACTCATACTTCTTAACTTTATCTTCAAGAGTAGTGTTCTCTACTTTTTCAGGCTCAATACCAAACTCTGGTACTTCCTTAAGTCCTGCAAGTTTAGTATAAGTTCCTTTAGCTGTACCATAAGCTAACGTAATTCCATTTGCTAACATGTTTAATTCTCCATTCTAAATTGAAAAACAAGCTCTGAGTCTAAGTCAACGACACCTTCAAAACGCATGACCTTATGTCTCAAATGAGACGGGTCTGGTACATCTTGGCAGTCGGTTCTTCGCAAACCTAAAGACTCAAAAATCTGATTGATTTTAACAGCTAACTCACTAGTGCTGGTATCGTCAAAAATATCCACCTTATAGCGGATAGATGATTTTTGTTCCTTGTCGTCAAACCAATCACCCGGCTTGTTTTGTTCTTCCAAAAAAATAACGACTGGGAAAGTCTCCCAATCGCTAGGATACGTATCAGTCACATTATCTGCGACTTTTTGCAATTCTTTATAAATAACAGGCTTGATATTGATCATTATATTTGTTCTCTTATCTTTCTACGGACATAATTCGAAATATTCTTAGACACACGCTCTTGATTGTCTCTCAAAGCTGGATAAAGATAAGGCTGGGCAGGTTGACCATACATTTTGTAGAACTCCCCAACCTTTTGAAAATGGTAAGGTCCTACATTGATTTGGTCTTCGTGCACATACCAAGGATTAGACTTGTAAGTCACGCTGACTTCTGGAGAGATACCAGAATGGCTAGCTTGTCCTTTTGGTCCTGTACCAAACTCAACATAAGGAGCATAGTGTAGATTTGTGTAAACCTCGCCTATAGCCTTATCTCCGTCCATTTTAACTCTAGTCTTGATACTATTTCTAAGTTCTCCATTGTTGCCTGGTGCTAATCTCTTAGCATCGGCTTGAACAATGGTTTTAGCTGCATGATGAACCGCCTTCGAGACAATGTCTCGTTGTGCAACATCTGACAGCTTTCTGAACTTAGCTATAAGTCTATCTGCCCCTAGTAGCTCTGACACGTTCTAACTCCAAAACTTGATGATATGTATAAACTTTTTTAGAAATAACCTTGTGAGTCACTTCCGTCTGGCTATCGATACACACACCATCTTTTACTTTGATAGTAGCTGACTTATTGGCATTTGCGTTCAAAATATCGTTGACACGCTCGCCATACAATTCAGATTGTAGCTTGCTACTAGCTGGCCACAATTCAAGGCGGACCGTCTCAGCTTCCTTGGCATATCCTTCTTTTACGACACCTTCTTCTGTGACAGTCTTTTCAAACCGTCGCATCGGATAGGGTTTCAGTCTACTCTGCTTCAAAAACATGACCTGCCACCCTTGCTAGTCTGTGCATGCGGATACGCTGTAGAAGACCCGTAGACAGGCCGTTTTCTCCGTAGACTACTGCTATACCGCCCTCGGTTCTAGAGTGCTCTCCTTCCGCTCCTGAGCGATTGTGGAGCTCGATAGCAACCTCAGGTATTAAAAGACTTAAAGCAGGTGTCAAAGATGTACGATTAGTCTCTGACAAGATAAGATTTGTAGCCCTCGTTTGGAGCAACATGAGAAGCTGAGTATCTTCTTCGCCTGTTAAATTCTTCAGCAACTCTATAGACATTTTAAACTCCTTCTTGACTTAAAGCCGTAGGCTCTCCCGATACATACACTTGAGGGGTTGGTACGGTACTGAAAGCTATAACTTGTTGGATTATAGCTTTCAGTACCGCCAACTTCCTCAAGGATATCTGATACCGCTACGCCATTGCTTGCAAAATTCTCTACAAGTTCGACATAGCGTGTATCAGTAAGTTCAAGCTCTTGGCCTACAAGTCGTTTTACGTTGGCTTCCCAATCGTAAAAATCTTGCTTGACTTTAAACTTCACTCTTTAGTTCCTCCAACACCTCTACAATTTCGGCTTTTGATAACTTATAGGCGCCAGCTATGCCAGCTTCTTTGGCTAGATTCTTTAACTCTTCTAGAGTCTTATTTTCTAAATCAGAATACTGGCCAGCCTGCTCCTCTTGGATATAATGACGTCGTAGCAATAAGCTCATATCGTCACCTCTTACTCACCGAATTTTACAACTCGTGTAGGGTCGTATAGGTAAACACCGTAGTGTTCATCACCAGTGATCACCGTTGTCTTTTTAAGGATGTCACGGTCTGTTTCGATAGCCACATCACGTTTTAGCATGATAACAAACGCGCCGTATTTGTTGGCGTCATCTGTCTGAGTTTGGCTAGGAGAGACTTTGACGATAAAGCCTTTTCCTTTTTCAACTTTCTTAGTACGGACGATTTGAACACCTCGTGTTTCTCCAAATGTGCCAGAAACAACTGTATTCGCTCCTACTTCTGTGCCTGAAATCCATTCTTTCACAGTGTTGGCACGCAAATCAATGGCATCTGCTGGATTGATAAGAGCTACATATTTTGCGTCTTCTTCATCGTCAAAAATAGCAAGTGCTTTATCAAGAGCTGCTCCTGTCGTTGGAGCTTCTGCAACGTGCTGTGTTGCAGTCTTAGCTACTGCGACCAAATCATCATCAATCTTGTTAGCAATAGCCAAACCAAGCTGGTAGGTCGCTTGACCTAGTGGGTCGCCAAGACCTGACAAAAGAGCTTCATCGGTAATTTCATAACCTTTAGCAGCCTTTTTGATGGTCATAGTGGTCTTTTTAGTAGTCAACTGATCTGGAGAAATAGCTTGACCTTCTCCGACCTCAGTCGCATCTCCTGCATACTCCCATGCTGGAACTGTTAGAGTGTTCCCTGGTTGGCCTTGAAGTGCTGTTTCCACATAAGCAAGTGGAGTGAATTTAATCAATTTAGGTAGTTTAGCGGAAACCATGTCCGCCATTACTTCTGGGTTAACCATAGTGGCTAATTTAGTTTGTCCTGCTGTCATTTATTTTAACCTTTCAATTTCTTATAAAGTTCTGGGTTCTTTTGATAGAGTTCGTTTCGACTCTGATAACCCATACGAGAAAATTCTTCTTTTGTGATACCGTCACTATCAACTGGCGCTTGCTTCATCGGGGCTCCACCTTTTAACTTTTCTTGTACGCCTTTTTGCACGGCTTGCTCCCATGATTTCTGCAATACTGCGACAGACTGCGACACAGTCTCTGCGCTTGTCAAATCAACCACATTCACTAACTCAACAGGTAAGTCACGTTCACTTAGCATCGCTTTAGCTTCTGCGGTCAATTCCTTACGAGCAATAGCCTTTTCACGGTCAGCTAGTTCTTGCTCACGCTGGTCTAACTGATATTTCTGTTTCTCATCAGCGTTCATTTTAGCAAGTTTCTTAGCCTTGTTCTCTTTGGCCTCTTGCTCTGATTTCCACTTAGCAAACTTCTTATCGATGATAGCGTCGACATCTGCGTCAGTGTACTTCTTCTCGTCTTTCGGTTGTGGTGCAGGTTCTGCAGCTACCTTTTGTTCTTCAACCGTTTCGACTGTTTGTGTTTCTTCGTTCATTGCGAACCTCCTATTTTTAAAGTCGTCCCCGACTGTAATTTCCATGGCTTTTAGTGTCGTCAATGCTCGGACAATATAAAAACCGCACGGGATTCCATACGGTTAGGGGTTAACTAAATAAATAGTAGTCTAAAGGTTTCACGGCCTTTAGGTGTGATGAGGGTCTGTGTGCCAGACCATTGTGTTTTTTCGTTGAGTGTTTCCTTGACCTCAAACAAGCCATCATTTTTATTGGCTGTTGGTTGGAGCTTGCCTTTCTTATCTCGGTAGATGTATTTTTTCTCCATCAAGAAGTCAATAAACTTATCTAAGCATCATTTTTGAGGCTTAGCATTCTTTTCCACCCATTTTTTGAAATCATCGAAAGTATTCATGTTTTTAAGAGACAAATGCTTTTCAACTTCTTCAATGGCTTCCTCAACTTTAGTGTCATGAAAACAGTAACCGTTACCCGATAAATCAAAAATTTTATTTTGTTGTTTCTTATCAACAATCCATAACTCCTCACCATGCCAGGCACTCTGTGGGTCGTAACATTTCTTAGATTGAATTTCAAGGCCATTACCTTCAATCAATTCTATCAATTTTTTATACTTGTTCATCAAAATTTCCTTTCTGGGCACGAAAAAAGCACTTAGATTTCTCTAGGTGCTTTTATAATTAGCTAAATAATACTTCTTTATCAACCAATTCGTCATCTGTATAATCGATTGTAAAAGTATCTCGTTCTAAGATAGACTTAGGTGGATTTGAATGGAAAAGTGGAATACTGTGAACTCTATACTCTTTCCCCCCTATTTTTACAAACTGATTAACTCTCAATTCAGAAAGATCAGGGTTTTCAACAGTAATCGAAACAAGACGATTTGCTACTTTAAAAACATCAATTATCTTATTTTTCATGTTTTTTCAACTCCTTTAGTTCTTGTTTATAAAATTCTAAAGCCATCCTTGTCTGTCTCTGCTCAGATTTTGGAATATCAAATTTCGATGCCACTGAGATTAAATACTTTTGAGCTTCTATTTCTGCTAACAATTGACTCTCTCGACTATCTGTAATCAAGCCATCTTTAAATTGTTTAGCATGGAATAGTTCCTCTAATATTTCTGATATCAGAGGCTTTTTTTGTAAAACAATCATGTCATAATCCAAGCAACAGGCATCCACTCCTCGATTTTTCAAGTAGGAAGCTGCTTGGTCATCTTGCCATACAAAACCACCTGACTCTTTAAAATCTCTCAGTAGTTCTTTTTGTTTAGTGATATTAACCGGTCGGCGCTTATCAGGATCTTTATTTCTATCCATACCCTGATTATACACTTTTTCCCCGTCTTTCGCAACATACTTGCTATACCACTCTTTATAAGTCATATCAGCAGGCACTAGCTCGGTCTTACCTGTCTTAGGATTTCTCGCCCTACGCTTTAGTTTGCTGTAGTCTGCGTCCTCATCGTATGCGACAGTAGTAGACCTACACCACGGGTGCATAGGCGGGCAATTGACACCAGTGGTCGCTTTGTCCCTGTCATAGACCTGATTATCATGCTCCTGACAAATGCGTGATGTACGCTTGTCTAAGACGGCCACAAAGATATACTTCTCTATATCTGCTTCCTCATAACTGAGTAGTTCCATCTGATTATGAAAAAAGGCGGATTCTGTCCGAACCAAACGTCTTGCATCATTCTGACCTACATTGAACCTCTCAGCGATTGCTTGTGCAGTTTCTCGTGTTCCTCTGCCAGTCATAAGACTCATGAGAAGTTCATCTTTTATGCTAGAAGTAAGCTTCCCTGTATTCTTCCAAATGTTTGTAGAATACGTGCTTCCGTCTCCTACCCAACTAAAAGACTGTAGATGTTTAATCTCGCTCTCAGGAAGCCCAGAAAAGCCGTATGCCAGCCCTGTCTGCTGTTGCAGGTCAAAGGTAGCCTTGTAATAGCTATCCTTCATCAGGTCGCTATAAAAGGCATCTGAGCCCGTTTTCTCAGAGTGGTAGATAGATTCACGCATACGGTCTAAATCGTCGCTCAAACGCTCTAGGCGCTTCATACGGAAAGAATAAGCTGGACTGTCTAAGTCAGCCAGTAACCTTTGGATATTCGGGTCATTCGGTCTCGCTTCAAGCACCTTACGAAGTTCATTCAGGTCCTTCTTGTCTTTCATGTTCTTCAAGACTTGTCTAGCATCTACCTGACTTAGACCATAATCACGTTGGAACTTATCAAAAATCTTATTGATTTCCTTATCCAAGTATGTCTTAGCTTCCTGATAGACCTTATCGAACTGGTCTGCCTGCTTTTCGGCCTTGTCCATCTGCTGGTAAATCAGATTGGCTTTCCTCTTCGCCCAGTACTCCTGATTTTTCATCCTCTACCTCGTCTTCGGGTTTCGTGTTGTCTTGGTTGAACACTGGCATTCGCTCCATGTTCTTCTCTTTCTCCTCTTCCAAGGCTTCCAGCTCAGCGTCAGGGTCTTCCACAAACGGCAAGAGAGAAATAAGTTGTCTATTGGTCACTTTACCTTCCAAGTTATTCACAATCTGAGAGATTTCCAACAAGTTCTTAGGCAAACCACGGCTGAATTGCGGAACGATCGAATGAGACTCCATAGCAATCTGCTTCATGCCCAAGTAATGAGCAAAAATCGCAATCCGCTGTCTTAAGCCTCGCTTGTAGTTCGCTTCCTTGGTTTTGGTAATCATCTCAAGGCCCATCAGCTTGAATTCCATGGCTACGCCCGATGTGTTTCCTGCAAAATTCTCATCAGTCAGGTTAGGCACATGGCTAAATGTGTAGATATCCTCTTTCAGAGCAGTACGCAAGATTTCAGTAGCACTTTCGTCCAGCGTGTTCTTCAAGAATTCAGCTCTTGCACTATCGCCCGGTAACTCCAAAAGACCTTCTTCAGAAAGAATCTTCATCGCTACCTTAGCGTCTTCTGGTGTGTCTGCTAGTTGAGTGCCATATAAGACAAGGATAGACTCTACTGCCTGCTCCTTATCATTGACACGGTTACCCATCAAGGAATTATAAGCGTCAATCAAGCTCATCTGTTGCTCGTAGTCGCCGATTGCAAAGTGATTATTGCGATATTCGATAATTGGGATTTGTCCAAGATTGTGAGGCTCTGCTTGCTCATCCTGAGTAGTTCCTGAATCTGTACTTCTCAGAACCATGTGGTAGTGCAGATTTTCGGTAAAGACTTCTGCTTGATACTTAGTAGTGTCTTTCGTATCGTCCTTCACTTGATAGTAGTAGACCGCAAACAAAGGTTTCCGCTCAATGCTATCATCATAGACCATGAAGGTATTCTCTGGATCAATGCTGGTTGAGTCCAACTCAGTCAATCCTTCTTTTGCATAGATGTACTCATAAGCACGACCATAGATAGCCATGTTCAAAGCATTCTGCGCATCTACTTGGTCAATCTCAGCACCATCAAAGGCTGTAAGCAGTTCATCAATATCGCCTTCAGCAGTGTTATTATACTTGATAGGATTGCCCATAAAATAGCCTGTAGCCGTGTCTGCAATATCCTTGGCATGATTGGCTACCGTCTTGTAATTGGGTGCGTTCTCGTTGCGTCTCGTGTGTTTTAAGATAGCATGCTCACCCATGTAGTAGCTTTTTAAATCCTTCAATCGTGAACCTTCAGTGCTATGCTTGGTTATCAATTTGTAAATCAGGTCTTTCTTCAAAGAACCCTCATCATATCCATCCCGTGGATAGGTTAAATATTGGTACATGTCTTTCCTCTCTATAGACCATAATCAGAACGTCTGCGGACGGTTGCTTTCCCACCTTCGATACATTGAAGACTGTAGCGCAAAGCATCCATCAAGTGGTTGTTTTTATCTTCTAGCTTGTTCAACCAATTACCTTCTTTGTCTTGTTGATAACAATAGCTATAAAATTCATCCATGATGTTTTTACAGTCTGGATGCACATAAATAGCGTATCCTTGTAACTTGGACACGCCTGCCATAATACTATCCTTACCTTTACGACTCTCTTTAATTCGAGTTATACCATGTTCTGACCTCAATTCCTCAATCAGTCGTAATTCAGCACTATCAGCAATGATTTGTGAGCGATGATAACCTTTGTCTTTTATCATCTTCGCAACTTCTTTGGTTATCAATCCGACTTTATACGCCTCATCAAAGACATAAATCTCTTTCGTCGTATCATTTATCAACGAACAACACAAAGCGGTTGGATCATGAGTGAAACCAAAGTCAAGACCGATACATAACTTATTAGCTGAATCTTGTAGTAATTCATCCTTATTGAAATCCTTGACAGTCACGTTTTCATAGATTAAACCTTCAGCAACTCCCCATTCGCCATCGCAGACGATTCTAGCACGTCTGGGGTTCGTATGATATAAATCCTCATAACGCTTGATATCGACTTCATCCAGCCACTCGTTGCATTTATAAGTAGTTGTAGTAGCGAACGTGTCAGCTCGTCTCGTTTCTTCATCAAAGAAGACACGCTTGAGCCAGTGCCTCTCATTCCACGGGTTAAATGTGACTGTGATTTGTTTAAAGAAACCAGGTACGTCTAAACTACCACGGATTGACTCAACAACCGTACTGAACTTATCTTCAGTTTCGATTTGATACGCTTCCTCGAACCATGCCCAGCACAAGATGCCTACATCAACCGTGATAGATGTGATTTTGAGTTCATCATCCAGACCACGGAACAATATTTTTTGACCTGTTGCTTTTACAGTTATTTCAGGTAAGGACTCATTAAATTTAAATAAATGAGTCACACCCAACACATTGCACGCCCATTTAAAATCCGTATAAGTTGATTGTTTATTTGTATTTGAGTATCTACGAATGACAAGCAGGTTTGCCCATGGATATTTCAATATACGGGTAACATAGTTCAAAGCTGTCGTCTTTGATTTCTTCGAACCACGGGAACCCTTCACAACTCGATAAAGATGTCTTGAGCGCCAGAACTGTCCGTATCCAACGCCTATTGTTTTTGGTAGGTCAACAACAATATCGTTCTGTTTAATCTGGTATATCTGACTCATTCGCAAACACCACCGTTCCAGAAACATCAGCCTCTACCTTATCTGTCCAAAGCCTATGACGTTTCCCTAAAAGTTCAGCTGCCTTGATTCTGTCTTTTGCTCCGACATCGATATCAATGACTTGTTGGCCAAGTTCACCAATACTACAGAGGGTTTGTTCTTGTGTTTGCCCTCGCATTACTGATGTTAGATAACTAAGTACTTCTTGCTGATCTGCAATTTTCTCAGAATCAAGCTGTTTCAGTCGTTCATCTATATAGCTTTTAATCTTAGGATTCTTTAGTAACTTATGTCCTTCGACACCTGCCACCCTATCACTAGAAGCACGATAACCTGCTTTCTTATAAGCTTCCGTCGCATTACCTGAGATGATGTACTCATCTGCAAATCTCTTTTGTTTTATTCTCAATCCACTCAATTTTCCATCACCACCTTTTCAAATAATCAAAAAAGCCACACGATGTGCGACCTTTTTAAGACCTCTCACAGGCTTTGCAGGAATCGAACCCACGATAACAGTTTTGGAGACTGTTGTGTTACCGCTACACTAAAAGCCTTTTTTAAAATGCAAGGCGACTACTACCTTGCGTGTTAACTAGAAATAAATTTCCTGATTTATTTTTTTGTAGTCATTAACGGCGATGTCCGGAATCGAACCGAAAAAAATACATAGGAGATAAAACTGCTTACCTGTCACCGCCATGTGAGGCCGAAGCCTCGGAAATAAAATGAAAAATATAAGGAGTTATCAGTGCGCTTACCGCCTTCAGCTGATAATACTATTTTATCATTTAAAGGTTTCAATTTTGTTTAATCTGTTTACTTCTTTT